GCACCAAGCTCAACATCAAATACCGGAATCATGTCAGTAGATTCTTTCCGAGTAGATTCAGTCAATTTGCCAGTTTGCATGGTTGGCATAAAGTCCGCGTCGCGAGTACCTTTCATAACACGAATAGTACCATCAGACTTTTCAAAAACTACGTTTGAAACACCCATGGACAATTTAGTTTTCAAAATTTCACGAATTGCTACTTTCTGCTCAGTTGTCAGTTTCATTTATTTACCTATTACAGTTTTAATATGAGTTGTTCCACGTTCTTTAAGGGTGGAAAGTAATTTTTGGCATTTTTCTAAATCAGATTTCCAACTATATGGTCTATCAATACTAGTCCAATCAGTTTTATAATACTGTTTCCATTTAGAGAAAAAATATTTCTTATACTCTACAGCAAACGAGATGTTCTCGTTAGAATAAGAACTAATTGCTGTAAGCTTTACCAAACGAAATTTCATTATTCACCACAGAATTCGTTGATATTTTCCCAGTTTAACTTATTCAAGTTTTTCTTAGGAACATTAAACACTTCAATACCTGCATTTCGCAGAATATCATCCCAGCCAGGTTTATTTTTATCGTATGTTTCGCAATAAACCAGTTTTTTAATACCAGATTGAGCTATCGCTTTTGCACAATCTGGACAAGGAGAAAGTGTTACATACATAGTAGCACCTTCAATAGAAGAACCATTTCGTGCAGCAAACAAAATTGCATTTAGTTCAGCATGAATTTCATTTTTAGACGACCATTCAGAGTGAGCGCTCCGGTGTTCTTTTGCCAAGACAAAACGATCAGTTGAACCAAATGATACACATTCGGGCTTATGACCTTGGATGATAGTATGTTTAGGCTTATTCAGCAACCAACCTTGCTCAGCAGCATAATCACAACAGTTCACACCACCAGCAGGTGAACCATTATATCCGGTAGAAATAATACGTCCATTCTTTTCAATTACTGCTCCTACCTTCCAGGAGCAACATTTTGATTCCTGCGATACTAAATATGCAATTTGAAGTACTGTACTCGCTTTCATTTCATAATCACCAGATAAGCAGATTTAGCAGTTTCAACACGATAAATTTCGTGACGAAGTTTAGTTATACTTTTAATAACAGAACTAATTATATTCTGCCCATCTTTAAAGCGGTTTTTCTTATCAATAAAAATTGCACCAACCATCTTTTTGTGAAGCTCAACTGGATACTTCGTCACAATAATAGCATCATATACAGAAGGATGAATACTATTTACCAGAGTGTCATTCATTAAAGTTATTCTAATGAACTGTGCTGTTTCAGAGTCAAGCGCTCTATGATCGCCAGTATCATTTTCAAGACAATTATCAATTATATCAGTTAAATTCATCATAGTACGCCATACACCCTTTGTGCTTCAACTAATCCATCAAAATCTAATTTAAGATGCGATATTTGATCGCCATCACCTGGATTCACAATTACTAATACCGAACGAGGAGTTTCGGTAATAACACGAACCGACGTTTCAGGAAATCGTTCAGAAACCTTATTTACCAATTCTTGAGCAAATAGTTTAACTTTTTCTTGGAATTCTTTAACAGTAATTGGTTTTTCGCTTAGCATGTTGATCCTAGCTCCTTACTTTCAACATTTTTAACTAATTTGACAGAAACTAATTCAGCATCTTGGGTAATCATTACCGGACCTTCTTCATGCTCTTCAAGATATTCTAGAGCTTTCTTTTTAGCTTCTTCCTTCGTATCAGTTTGAGCATAGATATAGAACATACAACCAGTAATACCTACTACTTTCCACTTAATTTCTTTATCAGTTTTAATTTCAAATTTACTTACAGAATCATCTTTTTGAACTTCTTCGAAAAAAGAATATTCTAACATATAAGCAATTGAAAATAACGGGCTAACTTTATAGGATTCACCCATTACATCAACAGCTTTATACCAACAATCATCAATTTCGCGTTTAATGCTAATAACATTTTTCGCAGGATCTATTTTTACTTTAAATGAATTTTCCCCAATAAACTGGGCAATTCGTTTATTAGCCCCGCAAGTTTCATTAAAAATATCTTTATATCCAGCTTTAAAGCGATAAACCTTATCTTCTTCAAACCATTCGCTCATTTCAATTTCCTCATTTGTTTTGGTAGAGCTATAATATCACAACTCTACCGTAAAGTAAACTATTAAATTGCTTTGAATTCTGCTGTCTGCGATTCAAAACGAATATCGCCTTTGATGACTAGCTCAGCATCAAGACCGAACACAACAATGATATGCGCGGAACCTGGATACAGCGTAATGGCAACAGAATCCACCTGGTCTGGAAGCAAAGTGTTCAATACATGAGTCACTTGAGCATGGATTCGAAGCTCGGCTGCGTTATCAAGCTTTTCAAACATATTATTAGCGATAATTTGGCTAAACACTACTTCTACGATTTTAGAGTAAGTCGGAAACATATTTACCTCACATAATTTTCTTCAAGCCAATCAATAACATCTAAAGCGTTATCAAAAGTTGAACCATCTACTCTGTCTTCTGTTTCATAATCAAGAACATCTAAGCCTACTCTTCCATCAACAATAGGCCATAAACAAAATAGATATTTCTTTTCTTTTTCAATTTTATCACAAAGATGATAAATCTTTTCTAGGTTATTCATAAGTTTTCCATGGTAAAGGCAGTTTAGTTTTCTTTACTACTAGTTCAACATCAGGATTCTTTTCTCTTAATTTAAGACATTCCTCCCATGCTCTATTTTCACTAGTAAATACACAAAATTGCCCATTACTAGTACCAACTAAACCGCTATTTACAATAACAATAGCCCAAGTTTCATGGTGCAAAGCCATTAAAAATCTCCCGAGGCGACTTGCCAGCATTCAACACCGATGCGTCGCCACATTTCTACTACTTGAGTTCGGTCATCAATAGCTAATTTCACATCAAAATGTGGTGCAATGTATTTCCAAAAAATTTCTTCTTTAACTACATCATCTTTACGGGTATCACCTTGTTCGCGTTGACATTGCATAACTAATGGAACGCCAGCAATGTCCTCAACCCATTTACGGGTCATACGATAATATTTCGTTGGGTCTTCTTTAGTTCCACTTTCACGGCCTGAAACGACTACAATGTAATATCCTTGCTTATCGTACATCTTAGCTAGTTCAACGACCATTGGATTAATAATATCGGTATCGCATTTTTCAAGGTCATAAGGACCACGACCATTCATTTTTGCTAATGTGCCATCAACATCAAAAATAACTGCTTTTGGTTTACCAGGAGTCCCATTATATACTGGAAGACTGAGATATTCCCGCATGCTTTTATACATTGAGCGTAAAACATCAATTGGTACTGCTTTAGTTCCACGTTTTGAGTTACGTTTAACCAATTCAGTCCAAGGAACATCAAACACTTTATATTCAATTTGATGCCCAAGCTCTTTGGCAAACTCTTCCCAGACCTTACGTCGTTCAGGATTTAGATTAGTATCTGAAACAATTACACCCTTCGTTACGTCTTGGCATAGAATCATGTTAGCAACATCATGCTGCATGTAAGTTACGATGCCTTCTTTCTTTTTGGTATACTTGTACTCGTCACGTTCTTCATGACCCATGATGGATTGACGATAATCATCACGATTAATATTATAAAATCCAGGATTTTTAGCAATAAATTCACGAGCCCAAGTACTCTTACCAGAACCAGGACAGCCAATAGTCAAAATAATCTTTTTCATCATTTAATTCCTAAGAAAACTTCAAGAATACGAATATTATGCTCACGCCGTCCTTTGTACAATTCAGCTGTTGATTGATTCGCTGATTTACTCTGAACATTGGATGAAATAAATTTTATCATGTGATTTTTAAGCTGATACATATCAAGCCCACGAGCTTTCGCTTCTTTTCGCAGGGCTTTACCAGCATCATCTAAAGCTTTAGCATGTTCAATGTCTTCGCTAATGCTTGATACATTTTCACGGCATACGTCAATGTAACGGTCTGAGCATTCAATATAACGTTCTAGCAGAGTTTTCATTTATTTTTCTCAACCAATGATTGAATATAATCATGCAGGTCTTTAGATGCTTTACCCCACTTATTTTGATATTCATTTTTGAGATTAGCGCGTGATTGAGCTAATAAAACATCATTAGTTGGAGGTAAAGATTCTAATCGTTGAATCTGTCGTCCATAAATCATTGCAGCCATCTCGGATTCATAAATTAATCCTTTTAGATGTTCAAATTGATACCATGAAATCATTTACATTTATCCTCTTTTAGCTCTTGACGATAATAACATATCATAGTTTTCTGGTCATGTACATATCGTTTTACATCATTAAGCCAAATACGAAATTCCTGAGAATCTTCAAATGGCATACCTACCCAAGCTTTACCATCAATAACTTTAACTTGCCAAGATAGTTTAGCTTCGTCATATGACTTTATTTGCACAGGCCAATTAGGATGAACTGTTTCTTTCTTTACTTCTAGAGGCTTTGTCGAACAACCAACTAGAAGACCAATAGATAATATTACTGCAGATAATTTAATCATTTAGAAAGGTCCTGGATGTCTTCTGCGAACTTGTTGAAAGAGTTGTTGATTTGTTTTTCAACCAATCCTGGCTTACGAGCCACCACATCCGCCTTCTTTGCATCTTTGCGCAGTTTTTCATTTTCATGCTCAATAGCAGCAATCGCCTCACGATTTTTATTATTCATCGCATCAATATAATTATACTGAATTCGCAAATTATTTAATGCTAAGGCGTTTTCATTGGCCGTTTTTGTAATTTCTACAACAGACGTTTCTAATCTTTCAATTTTATTTTTTAAAATTAAAGAAGTTCCGCCTAATGCAATTACAATTAATAGCAAACCTGCTGTCGTATTACTTAATTGCATAAAGTTTTAATAACCTCTATAATATCGTCTTGAGAAAGACCGTTAATTAAAATATGATGTTCAGCCGGAGATTTAGAAATTTTAAAGCACGTCGCAACATCTTCTGCCATATCCGATGCGCTACGATTTGGATTACTAATTCCAAGACGATGCTTTCCTGTCAAAGGATTAACGATGATATAGCATTTGCATCTATTGATATGAACATTAGGTTGAGTCTGATTAATAAACACTTCACAATCATACTTAGCGAGTTGATTTTCTAAAAAGACTTTCATCTCCTCAACCGCATCAGGAAGCATATCACGGGCTTGCTCAAGACGACGATTTCGATATTCTTTAATGGTCGTTTTCCGCTTGACTTGCTTAGCTAAATCTTTCTTAAGATCGGTGATATATCCAACTCGACGATTTCCTTTGAATACAGAAATCCCATCTGTAGTATCACCGTATGCTTCAACGACCATTTCAGTAGTAATAAGCTGCAAATCCATCATAAAGTCCTCATGTTATGTCAGTAAGACTACTATAACACAACACGAGGGACTTGTAAACAGCTTAGTATCCTTCTGGGATAAATTTTTTATAATTTTTCAAAAAATTCTGTTCGATTTCGCACATGACCTTCTCTTGACTATCATACCCTTGGTAGAGGCTCATGATGATACCGAACAGATGTTCCATTCCAGCACCTTTAGCAACGCCTTGCGCTTCCATCGCATAAGTCTTTCTATCTTTACCGCAATGCTTATTGTGACAGTCAAGAACTAAAAACAGAGCTCGGTCTAAGTACTTCAGATAAGTCGTCTCAAATGCTTCAATTTTTCTATATGAATATTCATCGTCAGCGTACATTGCTTTAAGATCATCTGATGCACCGTCAATAATAGTCTTAAACAATTTTTCTGGATTATCTAATGAGCTTTTTGTACTATGAAGAGACACATACCAGTCAGACTTAATTTTAAAATGAGAACCATCTTTCATCACAGCAACATAGCCTTCGATGTTTTCTGCATTTTTAGCTTCTTCTACCCATTTAGGACTATCGATTTCGTATCGTTCAACTAGATACGGACGAAGAATAGCATCTTTATAAATATCATCATATGAAATGTATTCACCCGTTTCGTTTTCACGAACATTCAATAAAATGATTTTCATCTCTTGATAAGCAAGAACGATTCTATTAGTTGGAGCGACGAATTCGAAGTTAGCAGTAAATCCATCTTCGGCTAATTCTTTAAGTCTGTCGCGCAACTGGTGATGATTAATATTCATCAAAATTCCATTAGCCATTAAAGCCTGTTCGGATTTGATTGAACCCTTTGATTTGAACAGAATTTCATCACCGTCTAAATAAGTTGATACCAAAGACCCATCTTCTTTTGTTAGAATGTAATCAACATCATTTAAATCGATATTCATCGTGAATGGATTTTCATTCAAGTTAAAAAACTTTTCCATAGGACGAGAAGCGATTCTTACCGGTTTTTCTCCATCCATTTCAAACATAATTCCACGACATTCTAATGCGTCTGGAAGTAACCAATCAGAATAAGATGCATAATTATATGAGAAAATTCTGTAAGTTCTTCCAGATGCACTTACATCATCTGAGTAAAAAAACTTACGCTGTGAATCCTTACATAGTTCCATTAAATTGTTAAAAAGTTCTTGCATTGTGTATCCTCTTTTGTGTTTTGAATATAGTACCACACTCCGTGTGGAAGCATCATTTTTTCTTGTGTTGAATATTCCAAGGCGGGTTAAACAGTTTAATGAATAGCGGCTCCTCTAAGTCAATCGTTGCGATTGTCATTGTACCTAACTCATTTGTCATAGAAAGATTAAAACATTGGCGGGCGTAAAATTCAACTTTGCTTCCTTCCTTTAGCGCAGCATGAATTAATGCAGATTTAGTAGAATCAGACGTTTTGTCTTTACGATTAATAGCAGTTCTATAATAGTTTATTCTTTTACGTAAATTTTTAGTTTTTCCAATATAAACAAGCTCATCATTTATAGCAATAGCATAAATTACGTTATACTTGTTTGGAATAGATAATTGTTTTATACTTCCGTTGCCGTCTAATTCTAGCTCAGTATATTTAATAAATGAATATTCTGTTGCAATTTCTTTCATAATAAAATGGGCCTTGCGGCCCACTCCTTAAAAATATTTTTTAAAACTCATCATAACTTTATCATCAACATCATTATCAATCTGTGCTACAAGGTAAGATGACAGTTCTACTTCTTGCGGCGCGGATTGAACATTATCAGAATTAAGGTATTCACGAATCCAAGGATACGGATGTTTAACCGGAGCATCGGTAATTGGGCATGGAAGACCACACTGTTTCATACGAGATACGGTTAAGTAATCAATAAAGCTCCACATGCTATTTGTATTTAATCCAGGAACATCACCATCTTTAAATAAATGAACTGCCCAGTCTTTTTCTTGACGGTTAACTTCCATGAAAATATCAACTGCTTCTTGTTCACACTCTTGGGCGATTTTAACCCATTCATCACCATCAGTGCCAAGTTGAAGTTGACGAATAATATATTGGGTGCCTTTAAGGTGAAGCTGCTCATCACGTGCAATGAACTTCATAATCTTGGCATTACCTTCCATGATTTCCATGTTCTTATGGAAGTTAAAGGTACATGCGAAAGATACATAAAAACGAATAGCTTCCAATGCGTTGATTACATGCAGACAAAGGTAAAGAGAACGCATTAGTTCGTATTTGCATTCTTCTACATGCATAAGGCTATTTGAATATGCGTCCAAATCATATTCATTCTCTGAAAAACACCTAAAAATTTCTTTTGCGTTTTCCCATTCACGAGTTTTCTCAATAACATCATCATAATAACGACCAATAGATTCAGCACGTTTCATGATAGCTTTATCTAATACAATCTCATCAAATACCTTTGACGGATCAGTATAAAGATTTCGCATGATATGAGTATATGAACGACTGTGAATAGTTTCACTAAAAGTCCATGTAGCAACCCATGTATCAAGGCTTGGATCTGAAATTAATGACATAAGTACAGCAGACGGTGCACGACCCTGAATGCTATCTAAAAGTGATTGATACTTCAGGTTATTAGTAAAAATATCTTGCTGATACTGGGGAAGCTTGTTAAATTGTGCAGCATCCATCATCAAGTTTACTTCTTCAGGACGCCAGAAAAATGACAATTGCTTTTCGGTTAAATCTTCAAAAACTTTATGACGTTGAATATCATAACGCGCAATACCAAGACCTGAACCGAAGAACATAGGTTCTTTTAAAACATCAACTGGATTTGTGTTAAAAACTGTGCTCATAAATTTTCCGCTTAGTTAATAGATAGTGACTCGTCCGTGAGTCAAATTATATCATAATTTACAGGATGAACAATCTTCAGCTTTTGGAGTTTCTATTTCATAATCATCAGTACCAGAACCGTCACGGGTATTATGATAATAGAAATTTTTTCCGCCAAAATACCAAAAATACAAAAGGTCATCAATCATTATTGACATTGGAACCTTTCCTTTTGGAAAAATCTGTGGGTCATAATATGTATTCGCTGAAGCTGATTGACATACCCATTTCAGCATAATAGCTACTTGCGTAAGATAAGGTTTATTACCTTTCTTAGCTAATTTCCACGTATAATCATACAGGTCTATGTTATGCTCAATATTGGGCACGACTTGATTAAAGGAGCCCTCTTTTGATTCTTTAACAGAGACTGGTCCACGTGGAGGCTCGATACCGTTTGTACTGTTAGAAACTTGGGAAGATGACTCACATGGCATAAGTGCTGATAATGTGCTATTACGGATGCCAAAGAGCTTAAGGTCTTCCCGCAGCGACGACCAGTCACAAACGTATTTTGGAGCTGCGATTTGGTCAATCTTTTTATTGTACCAGTCGATAGGTAATTCGCCTCGAGACCAACGAGTGTCTGAATAATATTCGCAAGGTCCTTTTTCTTTGGCGAGCTTAATGGATGCTTTAATGAGTCCATATTGCAATCTCTCAAATAGTTCATGTGTTAAATCGTTAGCATCTTCATAAGAAGCAAAATTACTTGCCAGCCAAGCTGCATAGTTAGTAACACCTACGCCAAGGTTTCGACGCTTTTTAGCTTTTTCTGCTTCAGGAACTGGATATCCTTGGTAATCCAAAAGATTATCAAGAGCACGAACTTGAACTTCTGCCAATTCATTAATTTTATCTTGGTCTTGCCAATCGAAGTTATCTAACACAAATGCAGATAACGTGCACAATCCAATTTCAGCATCAGGACTATTCACATCATTTGTTGGAATAGCAATTTCACAGCACAAGTTGCTCTGACGAATAGGTGCCTTTTCACGAATAAATGGAGTATAGTTATTCGTATTATCAATGAACTGCACATAAATCCTTGCTGTTCCTGAGCGTTCAGTCATGAGTAATTCAAACAGTTCACGGGCTTTAATACGCTTTTTACGAATATTAGGGTCTTTTTCTGCAGCTTCGTATAATTCACGGAAACGGTCTTGGTCTTTAAAATAAGAATAATAAAGTTCGCCACCCATTTCATGCGGACTGAACAAAGTAATGTAATCATTCTTTCCGAATCGTTCCATCATTAGGTCATTCAGTTGAACGCCATAATCCATATGACGGATACGGTTTTCTTCTACGCCTTTGTTATTTTTCAAAACGAGAAGATTTTCAACTTCCAAATGCCAAATAGGATAATAAGCAGTAGCAGCGCCGCCACGAATTCCGCCCTGTGAGCATGATTTAACAGCAGTCTGAAAATGTTTCCAAAAAGGAATAACACCAGTATGACGCACTTCACCCATGCCAATCTTAGAACCTTCGGCACGAATCATACCAACGTTAATACCAATTCCAGCACGTTTGGAGATATATTCAACAATTGAAGCAGAAGCCTTATTAATAGACTTTAATGAATCACCTGCCTCAATAACAACGCATGAACTAAACTGCCGAGTTGGAGTACGGCAACCAGCCATAATAGGAGTTGGTAATGAAATCTGTCGAGTAGATACTGCTTCATAAAAACGAATAACATGTTTTAATCTATCAACAGGTTCATCTTGATGCAATGCCATTCCAATAGTCATAAATGCAAACTGTGGAGTTTCATAAATTTGACCAGTGGTTTTATCTTTAACTAGATATTTTTCTTTTAATTGCATCGCCCCGGAATAAGTAAATTCCATATCCCGTTCGTGCTTAATTTTTGATTCTAAAAATGTAATTTCTTCTGCTGAATATTTTGACAATAATTCGGGGTCATATTTACCTTCATTTACACAGTAAGAAATATGGTCAATAAATGAACGTGGTTCATATTGCCCGTAAACATGCTTACGAAGAGCAAACATTAAACAGCGTGCAGCTACGTATTGATAATCAGGCTCTTCAACTGAAATAGAATTCGCAGCAGCCTTAATGACAATAGTCTGAATGTCATCAGTGGTCATTCCATCACGGAGATATGATTTAATATTTTCATATAATTCATAAGGATCTACAGATGTTCCTTCAGCTGCCCAAGATAAAACTTTAATAATTTTTTGTGGATCAAAGCTCTGAGAAACACCACTACTTTTGATAACATTAATTAATTGCATAAGTCCTCAACTTGAAAATCGTCTTTAAACAATCGGTTAACTATATGAGCTATTATATCACCATGACACGGCTTTGGTTTACATGTGCATCCTAGCCTCATTCCACGTAAAGGCTCTAAATGTGCTTTAGTTATTTCTCCGGATTTAATTCGACGTATAAAATCTTTTTTGAATAATTCAATGGCAGCCTCCCGGCTGCCAGCATCTTTACCGACGTAATTTCCCCAAAATGTACCGCGGTGAATATTGACATCAAAGTCGGATTTATATTTATTCACTACCTGGCATAGACGGCCCGCGCGGTGATAATTCGTCATATTGTTTTTCCGTTAAAACAGTAATATCATAGTAACAATCAGAAGAAGTTTTAACTGTAGAAATTTTATTATCAAAATACTCACGAGTCATTTTATGAGTATAATATTTTTTGCCATAAATGATAATAGGCTGATTTGGTCCTGGAACTTCTAGCTCACTTGGATTAGGAAGTGTAAAAAGAACTGCACCAGAAGTATCTTTAAATCGTAAAATCATATATCCTCGCAATTAAATTGAAATTACACCGCCATCTTTCCTTTAATTGGCGGGTGAGATACATAGTTGTTAAGAACAAAATTATGCGGCTTTGCGAATTGACTCAACCAAAATACCTGTGATTCTGTACCCCATTCATCGAATTCATCTGGAAATTTTAATTGCAATTCGCATAAATCCATAGGTTCACGACGCAAAATTTCTTTACATTGTTCTACGTGATTCATATAGATATGAGTATTACCGCCAGAAAATATCAAATCTCCCGGAATAAGATTACATATCTTAGCTACAATATGAACTAACGCAGCATATGATGCAATATTAAATGGAAGACCGAGGAAAACATCTACTGATCGTTGATACCACTGAAGGTCAAGGTATCCATTACGAACATTAAATTGATAGAACATATGACAAGGTGGTAATGCCATCTGCTTGAGTTCAGCTGGATTCCATGCTGAAACAATTTGACGCCTATCATTTGGCAGTTTTTTAATACGATCAATAACTTCTATAATTTGATCTACACCGCCAAAATCACGCCACTGTTTTCCATAAATTGGACCAAGTTCACCGCTATGGTATCCTAAATCTTTTGCTTGATTTTCGTAATTTTCATCCCAGACTGTTTTGCCTTGAATTAATGAATCATGTTGAATTAATCGCAAATCATTGACATTTGTGCTTCCTGATAAAAACCATATTAGCTCAGCAATGCATGCATTCCAGGCGAGCTTTTTAGTTGTTACTGCAGGAAAACCTTTGGTTAAATCCCAACGCAATTTAGTACCGAACAAAGCAATTGTTCCTGTGCCCGTTCGGTCATCGGTTTCATAGCCATTTTCAAAAATGTCTTTAATTAAATCTTGGTATTGTTTCATTTAGTACCTTATATAAATTATAATACATTTTATGAAGCTAAATAATCAACGGTTTAGCATCAAATTTTCTCTCAATTTCAGGCGTGAAATATAATTCTTTACCGCGTTTGGAAAAGCGACCAATAATATGATAATTATTCTCATCAAACGTGATATTACCAATATCCATAGCTTTCAACCAAATATCGATATTTCTATCCAGCTTTATGTCAAAATTCCAATACGGAGAACTATTACCGAAAATACTACAAGCGGATTCAGTGAAACAACTGCTATAAATCTTGTCTTTAGGAACTACTAATTGATAGACACCTTTAATAAACTGAGGACCCTGCCACTTTGGCTGTTTCTCATCTTTTTCTAATAGAATAGGGTAATAATTAAAATTCATATTTCCGCCGCGCGTTATTTCATTTATATACTGATTCCGTAAGGGTTGTTACTTCATCTATTTTATACCAATGCGTTTCAACCATTTCACGCTTGCTTATATCATCAAGAAAACTTGCATCTAATTGAACCGTTGAATTAACACGATGCCTTTTAACGATGCGAGAAACAACTACTTCATCTGCATAAGGTAATGCAGCATATAGTAGAGCGGGTCCTCCAATTACACTTACTTTGGAATTCTGATCAAGCATAGTCTCGAATGGTGCATTAGGGCTTGACACTTGAATTTCGCCACCAGAAATGTAAGTTATATATTGCGCCCAAGTAATATAGAAATGTGCTAAATCACCGTCTTTAGTTACAGGATAATCACGCTCAAGGTCACACACCACAATATGGCTACGACCGGGAAGTAATGTAGATAATGACTGGAACGTTTTAGCACCCATAATCATAATTGTTCCTTCGGTACGAGCTTTAAAATTCTGGAGGTCCTTTTTAACTCGTCCCCATGGTAACCCATCACCTAAACCGAATGCTAATTCATTAAAGCCTTCGACCGTTTTAGTTGGAGAATAAGCGAATACCAATTTAATCATTACGCAAAACCCCTTTCAATAAACCATTCAGTGGCTTTATTAGCATCAAAGAATAATTCTTCATACGTCTTTTCTTTGTTTTCAAAAACTGTCACACAAACACGTTGACATTCTCCACAGTATTCTTCTGACATACTCAAAGCGTCAGAAAACATTTCATTAAATTCACTTAAATCAGGATTATGCAATGCGTTAAAAATTGCATAATCGAATTCATCATTCATAAATTCAAATACAAAAATCATATTGCCTCCTATTAAAAAGGATCAGTAACATATCCGCTAGCTTTAATCATTTTAATTAACGTTAACATTCCTTTGTTAACTGCTCGTGAGATTTCATCAAAAACTTCATCACTAAAAAGTTCTAACACGCCCTTCTGAACTTTTAATTTACAGCCAACAATTTCGTCATCTCCTATAGTAAATTCGCTTCCGCCAATTCCGCCGAAAAACTTAATTACGCCAGTTAACTGTCTTCCACGAGAATATGGGTCGTGTGATAAAGTAATATGAGTCACCCCAGGTACAGTTTTAAATTGGCAGCGGATGTTTACTTGAGCAATTCCAGTTACATGAATGTCAGACATATTATTTTCCTCAAACAGACTTTTTCACAATTTTCCAATCAGCTTTAAACTGATCAACATCAGAATGATAAATCCAGAATCCTGCGCTTTCTCCGTCTTCATAAAGAGGACATCCATCACATTCATCTTCCCACCCCATATCGCGTAAAAGATGTTCAGCTTTTTCAACAAGCCCAGAATCTTTACCGATGATATTAAAATACCATTTACCTTTAACTTCTGAATCTTTGATGCTCTGGCGTTGTAATCTCATTTTATTCTCCTTAGCAAGCTTTAATCAAAAGATATAAACAGACCAACATAACTGCTGCCATAATATAAGGTGCGAACATTTTCTTTTCTCCATTAGTTTTGATAGGGTAATAGTATCACACTACTACCCTGTTGTAAACTACTTTTTGAAAGTTTTTCGCAAAAGTTCAATGATTTCATCTACATTATTTTCGTCAACAATGCAGTGAATTTTTGTTACGCCAGAAACCTTGTCTTTAACTTCATCCTCTTCAGAAGTAGGTTCTTTATATTCGCGGAAACAATGAAATTCGTCTTCACAAACGTTAAAGTAAAAATGCTTTCCATTTGCGCATTCAATGTGTTTTATTACTCTAAATCCATCAACAAAGAAAGCTTCTTTAACTTCAAACCATCCACCATTTTCTTGAATAATTTTAACTATTGATGAATTAGAACGTGGGCGATAATTAATAAATGTATCAATAAGTCTTGGAACAAGCTCATACTTTTTGCCAATATACATTACGTTTTCCTCATTTTAACGGGGCTTGTAATAGCCCCTTGATAATTATTGTTCAATCAATCCCATGTAAAATTCTGCGTCTTCAGAATCCATACCATCACAATATTCATTAGCCATAAAGCGGGTGAGGTCTTCAAGAGGACCTTCAATGACAATAGAAAAATTGCAATAATTGGGATCATCGTGAATACTTGTGATACTAAGTTCAGGATAACGATTACGAATAATTTCTTCAATATATTCAAAATCAACGATGTCAATATCAACTTTAGCCATATTATTTTCCTCTTTAATTATCAGCAGTATTGCCGATAGTTGTATAGTACCATGGAAGGACAAGGATGTAAACAGTTTTGTGAAAAAATTTTTGAAATAAAAAGGGGACCTCTAGGGTCCCCAATTAATTAGTAATATAATCTGTTAAAGGTCATTCAAAAGGTCATCTAGGTCCGTGTCATCAGCACTAGATGAACTGCCAGAGCTTGAGCTCATAAAATCATCTTCAGTTTTTGTATTGAAGTCATCAACATTGAATGCATCCAAATCATCAGCAACTTTATCAGCTTTCTTAGCGGCAGTCGCTGCGGCACCACCCATAGCAGCAGTTCCCATAACTTGACTGAACTTAGTGCTCAGTTCTTCAAACGATTTGAATTTATCTTTAGAAGTCATTTCAGAAAGGTCAACCATTTGTTCAAACAGTTCTTTCTGGAAAGATTCATCATCAATGTTTGGAATCGCAGATTGATTCAGGAATTTAGATTCGTCGTAGTTACTAAAACCAGAAACTTGTTTAACTTTCAGTACAAAGTTAGCACCTTCCCACGGACAAGTTACATCAACCGGAGTTTCACCCATTTCAACATCAACTGCAATCATTGCATTGATTTTATCCCAGATTTTCTTACCGAAACGGTATTTAAATACTTTACCTTCATTTTCTGGAGCAGCTGGGTCTTTTACTACAAGAATGTTAGCCCAGTAAGAAGTTTTACGTTTAACAAGACCGTACTCTTTATTGTCAGTGTTGTACAAATCATTTTTACTGATATACTGACATACTGGGCAAGAATCGTAATCACCGTGGGTAGATGAACAGTTTTCAATATACCATTTACCATTTTTCTTGAAACCGTGATTTACAAGAATTGCGAATGGTGCTTGTTCATCATTTTTAGACGGAAGAAAACGAATTACTGCTTGACCGTTACCCGCATTATCGAGTTTCAGTTTCCACTCGCCTTTATCTTCAGAAGAAAAACCACCTTTGTTTCCAGCCAGTTTAGCCATTTGTGCAGCGAGTTCAGCAGTAGATTTACGTTTAAACATTTTTATTTCCTTTTTAATTTAATTAACAGTTGGTGCTATGACGATGTATGACCTCATAGCTGGTCAGTGAGATAATTATAATCTATTTATAATAAGCAATTAATACTTGCAAGATTTCACAGTTTCAATAAAAACACTTTTAGCTTTCTGTGAATCAATATTTAAAATTTTTCTATAAGCCTTTAACTTTATAGAATAATTATTCCAGACTAAATTATCAGTCTGTTCATCATGTTTATCAATTATATTTAAAAACGAATCAAGCAAGATAAACGTTTCAAACGAAATTATATTCGATTGAAGTAGTTTAAAAATATAACTCGATTGAACTTTTGGATTATACTCAAAGATTTCTTTAAAAGCAGAAACTTCAACTTTTTTACTAAAATAATAAATGTTGCGAATATCTTCTTCAAACTTAAATTTAATTTGCTTTAAGCGTCCGATATATTCACGATAAAACACAAGTGCATCAGCGTCAGAGATGTCACCAATCCAAGCATCTTGGTTAGCAACCAGATTGCTTATAAAGATTAAAGCAAGTTCCTTTAATTTATATTTTTCTGATAACTTCTGGAAAAAATACTTATCCCTTCGCTTTTGATAAGCGGCATCAGACACCCGCATGCACCAATTATACTTAATTACATCATACTTTCCATTCATATGTTGTTTTATCATTAAGTATAATTTATAAACTGATTTACCATCAATATATCTTTCACCACCAGCAGGCATGCGGAGTTTAATCATAGTAGAAAATCTAATGTATTAGTTTTTTCACAACGAACAACAGAAGGACGTAAAAGATTTTCGTCAATAGCTTCTGACTGAATTTTTTCAATTATACCCGAAGGAATAAATTTAGCAAATTGAGTTTCAGGAATAGAATTTTCTTCTAAGAATGCTGTTGTAGCTTCGAGATAACTCATTCCAAACTCTTCTACCATTTTTTCAATAATAAATCCATTTTCTTGGCGGTCAAGAAGCTTTGCAATTTCATCCTTTTCTTTCTTAATTGAAAGTTCTTTTTCTGAAAGACCGGTCTCATCGACCGGACGAATATCATTTAGAGAAAACTGTGTCATAAAGTTCAACTACCTCTTCAGTTTCAGCTTCAAACACATCACGGTTATCTTTATGATACAAAGCTAACAGACGATTAAACATCTTGCCATCAACACCAAGTTCATCTTTGGCACGAATTCGAATATCTTTAATCAATTCATTATAACCAGAAATTTTCAGTTTATGATCAGATGCTTCTTTAATAAATTTAGCCAAGTCTTCGCCATGGATAGCTTCATCAAATTCAACCATTTCTTTTTTAGCCATTATTCACCTCAAAATTCATTAATGCTATTAGTTAATTTAGAAAGACCCGCTTTTACAAAATATGAATAAATTTTGCCACGCGGTGGTAATTTATATGAATTATAGTAATTCACAATGTTTGAAGCAATATTATCAGGAATATAATCAAAATCAATTAGAACTAAATTTTCTTTATAACGATTATATTCAGATTCTGTGAGAAGCACCTTAGCTTGCTCACGGTCATTAGCAATAGCTTCAACAATAGAGGTTTTCATTGAAGGAGTTCGTTCACCTTCAACTCTGGTAAACCAAAAGTCAGATCGTACTTTAACTGAAGCAACGTTATCCTTTTTGTCGCCTTTAAGGATTTTAGTCATACAGTCAATTTCAGCAGAACCGCTTTTAATTTTAACCCATTTCTTGTGCATCGGTGACCATTGCTTAACATTTGGGTATTTGTGAAGTTGAGTAAAGTCACCATCCGACGAAATGATTAAAATCTTATGTCCTTCTAAAGAGAACTTTTTAACAAGAACAGCGATATGATCATCTGCTTCATACTTATCAATATCCATAACGATGTATGGCATATAAGCTTTCAATTCATCTATAACTTTATGGCTGGATTCAAAATAACCTTCCCAGTCCCAAGTAGATTCTTCTCGTGCTTTTCCGCGGTTTTTCTTATAATAATAAGCGAAATCACGGCGCCAGTATCCAGATTTCGCGTTATCAATACACAGCACAATTTTAGTGTATCCAAGAGTTTTTGCTTTTTTGACATTAAACTTAATTGAGTTCAATATCAAATGACGAACCATTGATAAATTAATTTTTTCTTTATCTGGGAAGTTTACAAGAGCAGTTGAAAGCGCAATTTGACTAAAGTCAATAAAGCAAATTCCTTCTTTATAATCTTCATCCAGCATCATTTCTAAATCCATATGAACCTCGTTCAATTAGTGAGATTTCTATTATATACTATCTAAATCTTAAAGTAAACAGGTATAAATACTTATTATTGAAAACACAATAGGAGCCCGGGAGAATGGCCGAGATTAAAAGAAAGTTCAGAGCAGAAGATGGTCTGGACGCAGGTGGTGATAAAATAATCAACGTAGCTTTAGCTGATCGTACCGTAGGAACTGACGGTGTTAACGTTGATTACTTAATTCAAGAAAACACAGTTCAGCAATATGATCCAACTCGTGGATATTTAAAAGATTTTGTAATCATTTATAATAATCGTTTTTGGGCAGCAACGGATAATATTCCAAAACCTGCTGGAAATTTTAATAGAATTCGTTGGAAAGCATTACGTACTGATGCCGTATATACAACCGTATCATCTGGACCATATCAATTAAAATCCGGAGAAGCAATTTCAGTAGATACATCAGTTGGCAATGACATTGAGTTTACTTTACCACCTTCTCCGCTTGATGGAGAAACCGTAATAATTCAAGATATCGGTGGAAAACCTGGCATAAATCAGGTTAAAATAAATTCTTCAAATCAGAGTATTGTCAATTTTAGAGGTGAACAGGTACGTTCAGTTTTAATGACTCATCCAAAGTCACAGATGGTATTCATTTTTAATAATCGTTTGTGGCAAATGTATATTGCTGATTATAGCAGAGAAGCTGCAATTGTTACTCCATCGACTGCATATCAAGCACAATCTAATGATTTTATCGTACGTAGATTTACTTCTGCCGCACCGATTAATGTTAAACTTCCAAGATTTGCCAATCATGGAGATATCATTAATTTCGTTGATTTAGATAAATTAAATCCACTTTATCATACAATTGTTACGACATATGATGAAACGACGTCAGTGCAAGAAGTTGGAACTCATTCCATTGAAGGCCGTACATCGATTGACGGTTTCTTGATGTTTGACGATAATGAGAAATTGTGGAGATTGTTTGACGGGGATAGTAAAGCACGTTTACGCATTATAACAACTAATTCAAATATTCGTCCAAACGAAGAAGTCATGGTATTTGGTGCGAATAATGGAACAACCCAAACAATTGAACTTCAGCTTCCGACTGATATTTCTGTTGGTGATACTGTTAAAATTTCCATGAATTACATGAGAAAAGGACAAACAGTTAAAATCAAAGCTGCCGGTGAAGATAAAATTGCTTCTTCAGTTCAATTGCTGCAATTCCCAAAACGTTCAGAATATCCGCCTGAAGCTGAATGGGTAACAGTTCAAGAATTAGTTTTTAATGGTGAAACTAATTATGTACCAGTTTTGCAACTTGCTTATATAGAAGATTCTGATGGAAAATACTGGGTTGTACAGCAAAACGTTCCAACAGTTGAAAGAGTCGATTCTTTAAATAATTCTACTAGAGCAAGATTAGGCGTAATTGCTTTAGCTACACAAGCTCAAGCAAATGCTGATTTAGAAAATTCTCCGCAAAAAGAATTGGCAATTACTCCAGAAACGTTAGCTAATCGTACTGCTACTGAAACTCGCAGAGGTATTGCAAGAATAGCAACTACTGCTCAAGTAAATCAGAACACCACATTCTCTTTTGCAGATGACCTTATCATCACTCCTAAAAAGCTGAATGAAAGAACTGCTACAGAAACTCGTAGAGGTGTAGCTGAAATTGCTACGCAGCAGGAAACTAATACAGGTACTGATGATACTACAATCATCACTCCTAAAAAGCTTCAAGCTCGTCAAGGTTCCGAATCATTATCTGGTATTGTAACTTTTGTATCTACCACAGGAGCTACTCCAGCTTCTAGTCGTGAATTAAATGGTACAAATGTTTATAATAAAAACACTAATAATTTAGTTGTTTCACCTAAAGCTTTGGATCAGTATAAAGCTACTCCAACGCAACAAGGCGCAGTAATTTTAGCAGTTGAAAGTGAAGTAATTGCTGGACAAAGCCAAGAAGGATGGGCAAATGCGGTTGTAACGCCAGAAACGTTACATAAAAAGACATCAACTGATGGAAGAATTGGTTTAATTGAAATTGCTACGCAAAGTGAAGTTAATACAGGAACTGATTATACTCGCGCAGTCACTCCTAAAACTTTAAATGACCGTAGAGCAACTGAAAGTTTAAGTGGTATAGCTGAAATTGCTACACAAGTTGAATTCGACGCAGGCGTCGACGATACTCGTATCTCTACACCATTAAAAATTAAAACTAGATTTAATAGTACTGATCGTACTTCTGTTGTTGCTCTATCTGGATTAGTTGAATCAGGAACTCTCTGGGACCATTATACCCTTAATATTCTTGAAGCAAATGAGACACAGCGTGGTACACTTCGTGTAGCTACACAAGTTGAAGCTGCTGCAGGAACATTGGATAATGTTCTAATAACTCCTAAAAAGCTTTTAGGTACTAAATCTACTGAAGCACAGGAAGGCGTTATTAAAGTTGCAACTCGGTCTGAAACTGTAGCTGGAACGTCAGCAAATACTGCTGTATCTCCAAAAAATTTAAAATGGATTGTGCAGAGTGAACCTACTTGGGCAGCTACTACTGCGATAAGAGGTTTTGTTAAAACCTCATCTGGTTCAATTACGTTCGTTGGTAATGATACAGCTGGTTCTACGCAGGACTTAGAACTATATGAGAAAAATAACTATGCAGTATCACCATATGAATTAAACCGCGTATTAGCAAATTATTTGCCGTTAAAAGCAAAAGCTGTAGATAGTAATTTATTAGATGGTTTAGATTCACTCCAGTTCATTCGTAGGGATATTGCGCAGACGGTTAATGGTTCACTAACCTTAACGCAACAAACGAATCTGAGTGCCCCTCTTGTATCATCTAGTACTGCTACGTTTGGTGGATCAGTTTCGGCAAATAGTACATTAACTATTTCTAATACTGGAACGGCAACTCGTCTGATTTTTGAAAAAGGACCTCAAACTGGGACGAACCCAGCTCAAACGATGACAGTCAGAGTGTGGGGAAATCAATTCAGCAGTGAATCTGACACAACACGTTCTACTGTATTTGAAGTTAGTGATGAAATGTCTAGTCACTTTTATTCTCAGCGCAATAAAGCTGGTAATATAACATTTAATATAAACGGTACAGTAACGCCGATAAATGTGAATGCTTCAGGAACATTGAATGCGAATGGCGTTGCAACATTCGGTAGTTCAGTTACTGCTAATGGCGAATTTATCAGTAAATCATCGAATGCTTTTAGAGCAATAAACGGTGATTATGGATTCTTTATTCGTAATGATGGTGCTAACACCTATTTTATGCTTACTGCATCTGGCGATCAGACCGGTGGATTTAATGGATTACGTCCTTTAACTATTAATAATGCATCTGGTCAAGTAACGATTGGTGAAAGCTTAATCATTGCCAAAGGTGCTACTATAAGTTCAGGTGGTTTAACTGTTAACTCGAGAATTCGTTCTCAGGGTACTAAAACCTCTGATTTATATACCCGTGCTCCAACATCTGATACTGTAGGATTCTGGTCAATCGATATTAATGATTCAGCCACTTATAACCAGTTCCCGGGTTATTTTAAGATGGTTGAAAAAACTAATGAAGTGACTGGACTTCCATACTTAGAACGTGGTGAAGAAGTTAAATCTCCTGGTACATTGACTCAGTTTGGTAACACACTTGATTCACTTTACCAAGATTGGATTACTTATCCAACGACCCCAGAAGCACGTACCACTCGCTGGACACGTACATGGCAGAAAACCAAAAACTCTTGGTCAAGTTTTGTTCAGGTATTTGACGGAGGTAACCCTCCTCAACCTTCAGATATAGGAGCGATCCCATCTGATAATGGAATAATAGGTAATCTTACTATTCGCGATTTCTTGCGAATTGGTAATGTTCGCATTATTCCTGACCCAGTGAATAAAACTGTTAAATTTGAGTGGATTGAATAAGAGGTATTATGGAAAAATTTATGGCAGAGTTTGGACAAGGATATGTCCAAACGCCATTTTTATCGGAAAGCAATTCAGTAAGATATAAAATAAGCATAGCGGGTTCTTGCCCGCTTTCTACTGCGGGACCATATGTTAAATTTCAGGATAATCCCGTTGGAAATCAAACATTTAGTACAGGTCTTCATTTAAGAGTTTTTGACCCTTCTACGGGAGCATTAGTTGATAGCAAGTCATATGCTTTTTCTGCTTCAAACAATACAACATCTGCCGCTTTTGTCAGTTTCATGAATTCTTTGTCAAACAATAGACTTGTTGCTATATTAACTAGCGGAAAGGTTAATTTTCCTCCTGAAGTGGTATCTTGGTTAAGGGGAGCAGGAACTTCAGTTTTTCCATCAGATTCAGTATTGTCAAGATTTGACGTGTCATATGCTGCTTTTTATACTTCTTCTAAAAGAGCTATTGCATTAGAGCATGTTAAACTAAGTAATAGAAAAAGCACAGATGATTATCAAACTATTTTAGATGTTGTATTTGATAGTTTAGAAGACGTCGGAGCTACAGGATTTCCTAAAAGAACATACGAAAGCGTTGAGCAATTTATGTCTGCGGTTGGAGGAACTAATAATGAAATTGCGCGATTGCCAACTTCAGCTGCTATAAGTAAACTTTCTGACTACAATTTAATTCCTGGTGATGTTCTTTATCTTAAAGCACAACTATATGCTGATGCTGATTTACTTGATCTTGGAACTACAAATATATCTATTCGTTTTTATGATGCATCAAATGGATATATTTCCTCGACCCAAGCTGAGTTTACTGGGCAAGCTGGGTCTTGGGAATTAAAAGAAGATTATGTAGTTGTTCCTGAAAATGCAGTAGGATTTACGATATATGCACAAAGAACTGCCCAAGCAGGTCAAGGCGGCATGAGAAATTTAAGCTTTTCTGAAGTATCAAGAAATGGCGGCATTTCAAAACCTGCCGAATTTGGCGTCAACGGTATTCGCGTTAATTATGTCTGCGAATCGGCTTCACCTCCAGATATAATGGTACTTCCTACACAAGCCTCTTCTAAAACTGGCAAAGTGTTTGGGCAAGAATTTAGAGAAGTTTAAACTGAGGGAGCCTTCGGGTTCCCTTTTTCTTTATAAATAATATTAAAATAAAGGGGCATATAATGGCTGATTTAAAAGTAGGTTCAACTGTAGGTGGATCTGTCATTTGGCATCAAGGAAATTTTCCATTGAATTCAGCCGGTGACGATGTACTCTACAAATCATTTAAAATATATTCAGAATATAATAAACCGCAGGCAGCTGATAACGATTTCGTTTCTAAAGCTAATGGTGGTACTTACACCGGTCCAATTACTATTAATTACGGGGTAAATAGTTATCTTCAATTAAGTAATAATGAAACCCCCATCCGAATTCGTTCTGGTGGCGGCACTGGTAATACTCTTGTAGTTGGTGGCTCTTCTGGCGGTATTAGTTTTAGACCAGCAGGTAGTGAAATCACTACTGGACAAATTACTATTACGCCAGAAGGTTTGACAACATTTACCAAAGCTGTAACGGCTCCATCTGTAACTGTTACATCTACTCCTTCCGCAGCATCAGATGCTACTCGTAAAGATTATGTTGATGGAGCAATAAATACTGTTACAGCAAATGCAAACTCTAGGGTATTACGCTCTGGAGACACTATGACAGGAAATTTAACTGCGCCAAACCTTTTTTCACAGAATCCTGCATCTCAACCTTCACACGTTCCACGATTTGACCAAATCGTAATTAAGGATTCTGTTCAAGATTTCGGCTATTATTAAGAGGACTTATGGCTACTTTAAAACAAATACAATTTAAAAGAAGCAAAACTGCAGGTCAACGTCCTGCTGCTTCAGTATTAGCCGAAGGTGAATTGGCTATAAACTTAAAAGATAAAACAATTTTCACAAAAGATGACTCAGGTAGTGTTATAGAATTAGGTTTAAAATATGGAGGAACAATTGATGGTTCTTTAACTGTTAATGGAAACATAATTGGAAATTTAACAGGTAACGCTGCAACTGCAACGAAATTAAAAACAGCACGAAAAATTAATGGTATATCCTTTGATGGGTCAAAAGATATCACGCTAACTCCATCTGACATAAATGTCAATAGCACAACGTTTATAAAAAATAATGGCGAATTACCTGTTGATGCTAATTTAGATACGTATGGGCCTGTTGAAGAATATCTTGGAGTTTGGTCGAAAGCAACTTCAACCAACGCTCAACCAGCAAATAAATTTCCAGAAGAAAATGCTGTAGGTGTGCTAGAAGTATTTGTGGCCGGTCAATTTGCTGGTACTCAGAGATATACAACTAGATACGGAAATGTTTATATTCGTTCCTTGACTGCTACATGGAACGGAGTAAACGGTCCGTGGAGTGCGTGGCGAAATATTCAATCTGGTACTCGTCCACTGTCAACAACGATTGATCTTAATGATCTAGGAGGCGCTGAACACCTTGGTTTGTGGCGAAATAGTTCAAATTCCATTGCTACCTTTGACAGAAATTTCCCAGAAGAGGGGTCGTCAGCTCAAGGTCTTTTGGAAGTATATGAAGGTGGAAACTATTCTCGTACACAAAGATATACAACCAGATTTGGTGTTGTATATACTCGTTGTCTTGCTGCCGCGTGGGATGCTTCCGCGCCTAAATGGGGACCGTGGCAACAAGTCGGTAATGTCACACCAGCGACTTTCTATGACGGAGATCTGAATGATTTTAAAACCCCTGGGTTATATAATATTTTAGGCACTGATGCCGTTATTAACTGTCCTACAGGTGAAGGTTTGCCGACTGTTATTGTTGGTTTGCTGGAAGTTAAACAACGTGCTTCTGGCGGTGCTATTTTCCAAAAATTTACTACTGCCGGAACGGGTGCAACTACTCGCGATCGTATTTTTGAGCGTGCATATACTGGTGGTGTGTGGGGTGCATGGAACGAAGTATATACATCTTACTCTCTGCCAATTACTTTAGGTATGGGTGGTATTAAAACTCAATTAGCGGAGCTAGATTGGCAAACATTTGATTTTGTTCCTGGTAGTATGTTTAGCGTTCCTTTGAACAAAATAAAGAACATGCCAGCTAATATGAATTGGGGCACGATTGACGGAAACTTAATTATGTTTTCTGTTGGTCCTAGCGAACACACCAGCACAGGACGTACTGTTCAGGTTTGGCGTGGTACTGTATCCCAGACAAACTACCGTTATTTTGTCGTTCGTGTGTTCGGTAATTCTGGAAATAGAACTTGCACAGTCCGCCGTGTTGTTCTTGAAGATGGTCGCCACACATGGACAGCACAGCAAGATTTTAATGGTGCTGTCAACTTTGGTGGTTCGACAACTTTTAAGTCCACTACAACTTTTAACACAGAAGTTAAATTCCGTTCATCCAATGCATTTAAAATGTATGGCGGTAATTTTGGCACAATTTTCCGTAATGATGGTGAAAGTCTTTATATTCTTTCCACCGACGAAAATGATCAAGACGGAAACTTTAATACAAATAGACCTTTCCGTTATGAATTGAGAACTGGTGATGTTACTTTAGGTGGTGCTAGTGGTGCTAACGTTTTAAAATTAAAACGCGATTCTCTCACCGCATTTTTTGGTGGTGATATTAATATAAAAGGCTTGATGACTTTTGATGCCGGACGTTTAGGATCACGAGATTATTTTAAATTTAACCATTGGGGTGATAGTAATAATGCGCGCGATAACATTATTCAGTTAGAAGACAGCAAAGGCGTTCATTTTTCCACTGAACGCACTTTAGCGACAGGTGCAATTAAGACTAAATTTTTTGGTGAAGTTGAATCCGAAGGTAGATTGATTATTAAACGTCCGGGTGATTCTATTGTATTATCAACAACTGCTAGTAATTCTTTGCATATTCGTGGTGACATAGACGGGACTGGTAACTGGTATATTGGTAAAGGTGGTGCTGATAATGGATTAGCGTTCTATAGTTATGCTACTAATGCTGGTATATACATTACAAACGCAGGAGATATCTCGCTAAGTCCAAAGGGCGCCGAAATGGCTCAGGTGAATAACGTTCGATTATATGTTCATGGTGAACGTTGGACCGCTAGTCAACCAGGTGATTGGGGCAGTCAGTGGCAAGTGGAAGCGCCAATATTCGTCGATCATGGTTATGTTGGACCAGATAGCTATTATCCAATTATTAAAGGAAGAAGTGTAATCACCAATCAAGGGTTTGTAACTGCCGTCGATCTTGGTATTCGTCGTGTCAATAACAATTGGGGACAAGCAATTATTCGTGTTGGATCTGCGGAGGCATCGCCAGCGGCTGGACACCCTAACGCGATATTTGAATTTCATTACGACGGTACTTTCTATTCTCCTGGTAATGGTAACTTTAACGATGTGTATATTCGTTCCGATGGTCGTCTTAAGATTAATAAAAAAGAGCTAGAAAACGGAGCACTTGAAAAAGTATGCCGACTGAAAGTTTATATTTACGATAAAGTTAAGTCTATTAAAGACCGTAGTGTTATTAAACGTGAAGTTGGTATTATTGCTCAGGACCTTGAAAAGGAATTACCGGAAGCTGTATCTAAAGTTGAAGTTGATGGATCTGATGTTCTGACAATTTCTAACTCCGCTGTGAATGCTCTTTTAATTAAGGCTATTCAGGAAATGAGTGAAGAAATTAAAGAATTGAAAACTCCTTTCTTTACTAAAATTGCTCGCAAAATTAGTAAATATTTTAAATTCTAACAACAAGGGGCATTGCCCCCTTTGGAGTATAAATTATGGCAGTAGTTGGTGTTCCTGGTTGGATTGGAAGTTCAGCCGCAAATGAAACAGGACAACGATGGATGAGTCAAGCGGCTGGTCAATTAAGATTGGGTGTTCCTTGTTGGATGAGTCAATTTGCAGGTCGCTCGCGAGAAATTATTCATACACTTGGCGCAGACCATAACTTCAATGGTCAGTGGTTCCGTGATAGATGTTTTGAGGCGGGTAGTGCACCTATAGTGTTTAATATCACTGGAGATTTAGTATCATATTCTAAAGATGTACCGCTTTTCTTTATGTATGGTGACACTCCTAACGAATACGTTGTTCTTAATATTCATGGTGGTGTCCATATGTGGGGTCGAGGTGGTAATGGTGGATACACTCACTCAGGTGGAGATGGTAACGGTACACAAGGCGGTCATGTTATTCAAAATGATATCGGTGGACGGCTTCGTATTTGGAACTACGGTGTTATAGCTGCTGGCGGTGGTGGCGGTGGTGGTATTGCATATCGTCCACACTCAGGGGCAAACTGGCAAGATATCGGTGGCGGTGGCGGTCGACCTTTCGGTGGTGCAGGTGGTGGTGGTTATTCCGGTGGCGCTGCTTCTTATGAAGGTCCGGGTGGTGGTTATGACTATGGTAACGCACACTCCGGCGCAGGTGGTAATGCTGGTGCTGCTGGTCAGAATGCATGGTCTGACGGCGGTAAAGTTCTTAAAGTTGGTGTTGGTGGTGCGTCTGGTCATGCAGTGTTTGGGTCTTCTCCAACTTGGGGTGCTGTTGGAACAATTTACGGACCAAGAGTATAATTTGAATAAATATCCTTAAAAGGAGGGTCTATGGCAGCACCTAGAATATCATTTTCGCCCTCTGATATTCTGTTTGGTGTTCTAGATCGCTTGTTCAAAGATAACGCTACCGGGAAAGTTCTTGCTTCCCGGGTAGCTGTCGTAATTCTTTTATTTATGATGGCGATTGTTTGGTATAGGGGAGATAGTTTCTTTGAGTACTATAAGCAATCAAAGTATGAAACATACAGTGAAATTATTGAAAAGGAAAGAAATGCACGCTTTGAATCTGTCGCCCTGGAACAACTCCAGATAGTTCATATATCATCTGAGGCAGACTTTAGTGCGGTGTATTCTTTCCGCCCTAAAAACTTAAACTATTTTGTTGATATTATAGCATATGAAGGAAAATTACCTTCAACAATAAGTGAAAAATCACTTGGAGGATATCCTGTTGATAAAACTATGGATGAATATACAGTTCATTTAAATGGACGTCATTATTATTCTGACTCAAAATTTGCTTTTTTACCAACTAAAAAGCCTACTCCCGAAATAAACTACATGTACAGTTGTCCATATTTTAATTTGGATAATATCTATGCTGGAACGATAACCATGTACTGGTATAGAAATGATCATATAAGTAATGACCGCCTTGAATCAATATGTGCTCAGGCGGCCAGAATATTAGGAAGGGCTAAATAATTATTTGTTCGTATACATCTCTAAATATCGATATACACTCTCAAAACCCTCGTTGAATTCGTCGATGAGGGTTTTCTTATCTTCTTGGGTTAATTCAGAAACAATTTTACGGAATGAATTCTGATTTAATTTTCTACCTTCATGCGTTACTCCAATCTCATTCAGAAATGCAATAAAATTAGCACGATTTTCAACAATATCTTCTCTGGAAAATTTAATCAAAATAGATGCAACAGTAATAATTTCACGAACTGTATCAATGTTTTTATTCATTAACTATACCACTCAATTAGTTGACTTTGTTATAATATCATCAGACGCTTGATTTGTAAACTGGTCTGTGTTATTTTCTTCAAAAATTTTTTCTACGAATTCCTTGAACGACTCACGTTCCTGAGCTACATTATGCTCGATTACCTTTTCAAGATTATGACTCATTCGAAATAATCTTCAATTTCGTAATCATGGACATAAATCATTATAGTTTTTAATATATCATCAATACTTTTTCCTGGAGCTGGAATTACGTAAAAATATCCTGCTTTTGAGAGGTCTTTATAAGTTCCAATCAAGAAATCGTTATTCTCAAGATGTAGTTCTTCAACTAATTCATTGACAATTGAATGGTATAAATTTGGTAGAAACTTGTATAGCTTTTCTAGAATATCAATTTTGATTGTGTATTGAACCACAGACTGAGAATCAATAATCATAGACCTTCCCCTTATGTTTCTGTTTGCGATTAGATTCTTTAAACGCTTTCTTCTTATCTTTATGGACAGAAGCTTTATTAAAATTATGTTTTGCGACTAAATTGTTCATAGTGCTGAATTACCTCTCTTAGACATTTGCATGTGAATGAAAACTTTTTAGCTACACCACATTCAAATATATGTTCTCTTAAATCATGCGTGTCAGTATATCCCATCTCAACGATAAAATGTCTTATTAAATTTTTATCTTTATCATTGAGAGAATTAAAATAATCGGATTTTGAATTAATTTCCCTGGCCAAATTGAATCACCTTCAGTTGACGTTTTAATTCTTTTATCATTTCTTCGTTCATCGCAATATAAAGATCGCGTAAAGCAGGTTTTAGCATTCCATTTACTGGAGAACTAAATGGACATACATAATTTTTTCCTACGAGCTTTTTAGTGAATTCCATATCACAGAACTGAAATGCCGGTTCATTGGCATAAATTCCCCAATTAGTTGACATCATTTTATTGGCATATTCTAGTGCCTGGATTTGATTCTTAATTCCATCAATTTGAAACTTTTTAATATTCATTAGTAAAGGTCCTCAGAATAAAGTTCTTTTTCACTACCACCGCGTTCAATACGTACTTGTCCGGCGTAAGTTGCAATAATCATTGCTTCTTCACGTGTCCAATAATTACTATATTGGTCAATAAACCCTTGGTCATCATCACAAACTTGTTGAGTAACTAATTGAGGTTTAACTACATCTAAAACTGCTGCCATATCTTTAGAATAATGACGAGCACCTGGAATAACAAGAGTTCGTCCATCTTTTAATTTAAAACGGTTGGCTGCGCAAACAATTCGTCGTTGATACTTTTGGTTTTCGTCCCAATATGCGGTTTGCCAACAGATTTCAGGAACTTCTTTTAGAATATCTTCTTCTGTGCATTTATAACCATGCGCTTTAAATTTTTCAACAAGACTTTCTGGAGTTTCACGACATAAAGGAACATTCAGCATTTTTAAACGATTAATAAATGGGTTCATTTAAACCATCCTTTAATACGCTGCCACAAAGTTTTCTGTTGAGCTTTGTTAACACCAATTGAGCGAATAACTGGTTGAGATTCCTGGAATTCTTTATAATCAGCAAGGTAAATTTCGTAAGCTGCATCCGTAAATGAACTTATCGCTGCCATAAAATTATTGCGAATACCTACTGGAGCATCTTTACTTTCACGAATAATCATGTATTTACCAGTCTTAATCTTTACGATAGTTCCAAGATAAGCTCCATGGTACCAGATGTCCCAACCCTCTTGAGTAGGTTCTACACAACGACGAAGTTCATTGACAATTTCTAACTTGTTCATTATTTATTCCTCACAGTTCAGATGCTACAGTGATTACAGCTTCAATGTTTTCTGCCGAGCGTTTAATGTCAAGATACACATTACCGTTTTTAGCGATTTTACATGACATTCCGATATCAGTAAATTTCTGAATATGATGTTCCATCATTTTGTATCCAAAAATTCGCATATTTCCATTATTGTTAATTTCAAAATTACGAATTCCGTGAGTGCGTTTTTCTAAAATGGCAAGATAATTACTACGATAAGTTTCAACCTTTTTAAGAACAAATCCATTTTCATCTAAAAGTTTTAACATGAGGTCTTTATCTTCTTCCATATCAGAAGTAATCTCACGAGCTTTACGAGTTGCTCGTTTTTTCAGTAGTTCCGGAGCATTTTCCTGCGCGTATAAAGTTGCTGCGTTTGAAATAATATCTTGAGCTTCACCTGTAATGATTAATCCATCACCAGATTTCTCCACCAGGCCTTTTTTAATCAATACCCCAATATTACTATTAACTACTGCGTTACCTAAATCTGGATGCACCTCACGAACTTCTGCAGCTGTAATGAAATCTTTCTTAGCAATGGTAATTAAAATCGCAGCAGTTTTTTCATTCAGAACATCGTTAGAAGCTTTGATGATGTAAGTTACTTTAGACATTTTAATCTCCGTTTCAGTTCATTTATTTGATAGGTCTATAGTATCATGTTTAAAGCAGAAGTAAACACTTTTTTGCACTCTTTTTCAAGAGCTCTAATAAAGTACTTACTTAATGTTCAGATTACGAACTTCGATTTCGTCTTCATGGGCAAAATCAAACTGTTTGAATTCTGTGTCACCTTTAAATTTAAAAATCATTGTGAAGAAAGTCAGAACACCAGGTTTTTCTTCACGAACTCCACAGATATCATATTCAATACCATCTACAACCAGTTTGTTAGCAGTCAGAGCATTTTTAGCTTTAACGATTTCGTTTTCGATTTTAAATTTCATTTTTTGTATCTCCGGGTTGTTTGTTTCAGTTCATTTATTTGATAGTTGTATAGTACCACAGTATGCTTTTGTTGTAAACCGTTTTGTGAAAAAATTTTTGAAATAAAAAAGGGAGAGCCGAGGCTCTCCCTAAAATTACTGCATGACTGTGATAACTGTCATGATAACACGTTGAATTCCGAACGCAAGAAGACCTCCTGCTACGGCAGGAACAACACCTAAACCCGCCAGTAAAATGCCACCAGATACTAATGCAGCGCTTGTGATACCAATGAATGGACTCATTTGATTTCCTCTAAATCTTTGGTGTATTCTGTAACTACATCAGTAGTTTTCCAATATTCGTTTTCTTCTTTTTTGGCTTTAGCTTCTTCAGCAAGTTTCTTTGCTTCGTCGGAAGTCATATGAAAAATGTTCATTCCAACTAGTTTATCAACATAAGAAGAATACATATCAATTTTAGAAAGTTCTTCGGTCAGTTCTTTGCGAGTTTTACCTTGTACAACAATTTCACCTGAAATTACTTTCTTAATGAAATGTGCCTTGGCAAAAGCTAAACGAAATGCTGATTCAGTTTCTTTGATTTTGTTATCAATTCGTTTTTGGACATAAGTTTTACGAACTTCAACGAAGTCTTTGATTAAATCAACTACATTATCGTAAACTTGCAGCTTTCCTTTCTCATTAATGACGGTAATATTCTGGGAACGACGCTCAATCAACCCGAAGTCTTTCATAATTTTTGCATGGCGTTCTTCTTCATTATCGCTCAAAGAGTATTCTTTTCGGAATTTAACTTTGAAGCCAAAGCCATGCTCACCACAAGCATCATCCCATGTAATGAAGCCTTTATCTTCAAGCGGGTCTAAGATTTTACTCACATAAGTTTCACGATCATACTTATATGGAATCTCAGTGATATGCATTTGAGTTCGTGAAGTAAACTTATATGTTCCACGAATTTCATATTGCCCATCAATTTCAACGACTTCACCACGAAATTCTGGGAATTCTACCTTCGGTTTAGTTACTTTCTTTCCTTGAAGAGCTTGCAGTACAGCTTTCTTGACAGAAGAAACACTATGAGGAAGAATGTAAGTTGCATAACCAGTTGCAATACCGGAAACGCCATTAAGAAGAACAGTAGGAATAATAGGCAAATAGAAAGCAGGCGGAATGTGTTCTTTATCTTGATGTACTGGAGCATATTCAGTATCTTTATATACGTTATAGAAATTTTTACTTACACGAGCAAAAATATAACGACTTGCTGCTGCCTTTTGGACAGTACGAGAACCAAAGTTTCCTTGACCGTCTAACAGAGGAAAGTTATTATTCCAAGTGTTAGCCATCAAAGCACCTGCGTCTTGCGCAGAGTTTTCACCATGATGATATCCAAGGTCCGCTACACCGCCTGCGATAGAAGCGAGTTTGTGAAACTTATCTTTATTTCCTCGTGCCAAATCAAGAGCTCGAGCAATAACAAACCGTTGAACTGGCTTAAATCCATCAATCATATTTGGGATAGCACGATTTTCAACCGTGTACATAGCATAAGCCAATGCTTCATTATCAATGATACTTTTTAAATCGCGATTATTCAGTTGCATAAATTTACCATACTAGTGAATGTAGTGCCATAATAACATCAGAAATGAAAAGCACGACTTGAATTAATCCGAACATTATTCCGTAATATAATGCTATCAATAAAATAGCAAGGGCTAATGAATAGCCCAAGATTTTCTTAATCATTAGTAGATAACAACACAAATGTTAAATATGCACACATACCCTGAGCTAAAGCTTGCGAAAACACACTGCTGGCATCAATACAGATAGTTAAAACACATGCTACTATCCAACAAATAAATGAAATAACTCCTAATAATTTTGCAATATTCATATTTTCCTCACTGGCGTCCGAAGACGCCTTTAGTTTTAAGATTATTACGATAGAACTGCATCACGTGTTCGTTGTGGAAATTACTCATTAATATGCCTGCAAAACGAATTTAAAGTTATCAGCCAACATACGGTTCATTTCTTCAAGTGTTTGATACTCGGAATGATGATTACGGGTAAACGCCAAAGCTAACTGACCTTTACCAAATCCTGTCGTCAGAGGTTTCATCTTAGAAGCAGGCAGATAAAATACTGTGTATACCATATTGTTATTTGCAATAGTACGTGCAAGCTGAGACCGACGTTGACGAATATGACTTAGAACTGCATTGAATCCTTGCTTAGAACGCTGATTACCTACATAAAATCGTGCAGACACACATGGATTACTAAATGGACGACCATCTAATTTACTTACTAAAAAGTAAAATCCAGGTTTAGATAAAATATCTTTATGCGGAGTTCCTAAAAACCACTCACCACCCTTGATTGTACCAATAACAGTAGCGCCTGCGTTGTTCAGATCAGTAACAGTCATGTATTTCATATTAATTTCCTCTAAATTATTTTCTACTCCAAGGCCGCATGAATACGCGGCCATTAAATTAATCGTCGCAGTCGACGCTCAATTCCCAAAACTCTTCTACAGTATAAGTTTCAGTATCATTTTCAATACAGAAACGTTCATTACTGTTATTTGCTAAAGTAGCATTAACTGTCGGTTTCTCGCTAGTGCTCTTAAGAGGTGAAATACGAATTAACTGATCACCGTTATCTAAACAGAAAATTTCACCAACTTTTACATCTTTAAAACTTTTCATAATTCACCTCAAGGAGTATAAAATCCAAACGCAGTTGTTGACCATCCCATCCAATATGGAAAATTTGCACCAATGTAAAACATAAGAATATAAAACCAACCGCTCAGCAAATTCATCATTTTACACCATTCCAAATTGTTTCAACCACAGATTTTAAACCATTTTGATGAATATCCATTCCGACTACTGCCATCAAATAGATTCCAACTACAACTGAACCTAAGGCAAAAATCAACATGAAAATGAATAAAGCCGGAAAAATATTATCGAAAAACCATTCAATAAATGTAAAAACACTGCGTTTACGCTTCATATTTTCCTCACATAAATCCAAAGTAAGCGTTTAATACATCAATCATTAAAACGATTGGGAATATACTCAAAACTACTAGTATTATAACTACATTCCATATAGCTTTAACAATCTTTTTCATTTTGTGTTCCTCCGTAGTTGATAGGGTAATAGTACCACGGAGGAACAGTCTTGTAAACAACTTTTTAAAAATATTCGTAATAAATGTGAATACCAACTACTACCGCTGAAACCTGTGCAACCCACCACGCACAAGCAATAAGTACAGAATTCAAAATTTTCATAATAACCTCATCACAAAAGTAAATGTTAAACAAATTACTGGAATACTAATTAACCAAACAAAACACCACCATAATGAACTCATAGTTCAATCTCAACGATTTTCATTTCATTACTATTAATAGCCTCTTTAAGACTATCTGAAAGAATTACATTCCAGTGGTCATTCATATGACCATTAACTAAGCGTGTAATTTCTTCAGGAGTTGAAAAATAAGGCTGATCAGACTCCCAATGCGATAGTCCTAAGCGAGTATAAATCATGCCTTCATCATCGCTAGAATATTCAACTGACACAAACTCATCAGTTATTTTATGCTTAGCATAATAAAATTTAAATTTCATTTTACTCTCCAAATCCGTATCAGTTGATAGTTGTATAGTACCACGGTCCTTGTGGTATGTAAACCGTTTTGTGAAAATTTTTAAATGGAAAGATACCATCCGTTGTAGTTGCTTTTTCTTACAACCTTACGAAGGTCTTCTCTGTCACCGATGAACTTCGGAGTGTACTGGATGACACCTGGATGAATTTCTTTAGTGTTGAATATAATTATACAGTCAGCGACTTGATGATTTAGAATAGGCCCTAGATTTATTCCAGAACCATATGGATACTCTCCGCTGCATCCTGTTGTTACAGAAATCCAACGTGAGTCAGTTTGATGTGTCTTAACTTCTACACGAAGCCCACAGTATTTTGGATGCGCTAATACATCCCATGCATATGTGTACGGATCATCGACATCTTCTTGGCCTTTATTGACATATCCGCTTAGCCAATCTGCCACAAAAAACTCTGCGTACACAGCGATACGGCATCTTTCGATAACTTCTGCTTTATCCTGGTTCGGGTTTTGTTTTAAAGAGTATCTTACTGTATCAGCAATTTTGACCTTCATTTCACTAGTCAAGTCACTGTTCGATAGGGTAAATGTCGGAATCTGAAATAGTCTCTGTAAACCCGGATTCGTTTTCTGCATTTAAACTTTCCTTTTATGTCTGAATCACTGGTATTCATATAATAAATCATAATTTCTCTTAAAACAAAAGGGCCGAAGCCCTTATTTTATTTGAATTGTGCAATTCTTTTCTCTAGACATTCAGCATAAGATTTCATTGAGATAAACTGCGAAAGTAACAGTTCTTGCTCAACTGCATTAACTGTTAGAAACTTTGCGCTTTCTAAAAATTTGCTCAGTGCATTAATTTTGAGCATTAATTGATCGTATTCTTCTTTTACTCGTGCTTGATAACCTAACATAATTTTCCTTAGTTAAGGGCCGAAGCCCTTATTTGAATTGTTCAGTAACGTCTTCAACTACTTCGTATTGGCAGGTACGCATTTTAGCGTCGTTGTAATCAATCGGAATTGATACTACATCACGCGGATGCACTTTAACTTTTACAACTCGGCTGGTTGAACTACCAAAGTGACGAATATAAGATTTAGAACACACATGCAGACCACGAGAACAAGTTTGTGTATCATCGTCATTCACACGAGTACGTGGCATTTTAACTACTTTACCAGGACTGTTATCAAAAGTATTTGAATGACAGTCAAAGTAATTACTGCGAACTACTTTCCAAGCATAGAAGTAGCCGTCTTCCGTAATTTCAATATCGTTTGCTACCAAGAAATCAAAGAGTCGAGATACCGCTTTTTGGCTTGGGTTTTCCAACAGATTTTCCAGGAACGGAAAATAAAATTCAAAGTTTTCACCTTTTTCCATCGAATCGAGAATACGATCAACTAAACCAGACCGCAATTCAATATTTTGATAGAACAAGCTTCCACCTTCAATTCGAACATCACCGGAAATATATTTTTCAACAGCGCGACGAACGTTAATTTTTTGTGCTGCTTCTTCCAATTTATCTGCAACAAGCAGATTAAGAATTTCCTGGAAGTTTGAATGAGTATTAGGAGTTGCGTTATAAGTTACACCGTCAACAGTAATTGAAATGAATTTTTTAGATGCATTCCAAATAATGTCAGATTTAGCAACTGGAGCAATAACTGCATCGCTATTAACTTTAACTGTAATATCACCGCTAATAGTAACTTTAGAGCGTTTAGCTTCTTCGGCATTTTTCAAAACACGACGGATTGTGTCAACCGATACATCCTTCCAATAAGCTAATTCCTGTTGGGTGTAATTACCACTTGAATACAGCTTAACAATTTCAGCTTGTTCGTTTTTGGTCAGGCATTTAATATTGTACATAATTTTCCTTATTAGGCCGCAAGGGCCTTCATAGTTTTAGCGATTTGAGAAACTTCATCATCACTTAAAGAGTTGCGATATCCGATGAAGTCGGAAACAATACGGAATTTCTTGGTAAACTCAGCAACCATTTTATCACTGTTTTTTGAAGCATTATTTGATAATACATCAAAAAGATTAGTTACTGTCCAGATGTCATGACCGATGGTATCTTTTCCACCATTAAAATATACACCGCGCAATGAACTAACTATATTAGCGAGTCGTGTATATTCTTCAGAAACTTCATCTGTACTGAAGTACTTCATCATAAAATCTAGTTCAGGATACTTGATAATTTTATCAATATATCGTTGAGCTGAACTTGAATAACCTACATACTTATCATAATCTACATCATCAAAAGCATCTACATATAAATCACGCAAAGCTTCAAAAATACATTGGCACTGACCGAGTTCTTTTACCTTTTTCTGTAAAAGCGGACGAATAACATAAAATTCATTAATGCCAATAAGATTAGCCATACGAATCAAAATATTCATAGATGGATGACAAAGCGATGTAGTACCATCCATAGAGAAAATATCAGAACGATGCATATACGCTACATAACCAGTAATTTCATCTGCTTCTGATGTGAGCGTAAATAGTTCCTCTTTTTCCCAGCGTCCGTCTTTAATTTCAAACTTAAATGCTGTAGCAGCTTTAGGACGAGGAGCTTTACTTTTAACTACCTTTGGAATATAGCTTTTAACTAAAGCTTCAATTTCTGACAAATAATGAATGTTAACTTCATCACTTTCAAACATCGCCATAATATCAGGAAGCAAATCAATCTGCGATTCTACTTCTGGATTAATAAACAGAAGGCGTTCGTTGTGATGAATATTCAAAGTGTTATTAAATTCACTATCATCTAACGCTCGTGCTAATCCACGAACAATATTAACACGATTTTTAATATTATCAATAACGATATTAATTTTTGTTGTATTAATACCAAACAGACGATAACTTGATGCAACGGCTGAAGTTTCATGACTTTGCTTAATGCGCTTCAGTCGAGGGTCAAGATTTACTTCATACACAACTCCTGCATTGCATAACTTACTGTCAGGTTCAAACATGCTCTGCATCTTTTTATATGACAGATTTTTAGTCGTGAATTTGACTGAATTACTAATCATATAATCTCGAGCAGAATATCCCATCTTCATCAATTCACGGTATGTGTGACGAGGAGATGTAGATTCTTTAAATCGTTTTACATCTTCATTAAATGCTTTCTCACTGAGTTCTTTAACTCGTTCAATAATATTTTTACGAGTACGATCATCCAGTGAAAGAGCCTCACGAGATGGAGCAATATCAAGTGAACCCATTGGAAACTTAATGTAATTCACTTCATTGCGAATGCTTAGCCAGTTACGGTCTCTAATAACACCATCGATAGGATAAACAATACCGCCATAGATAGCATATAATCCACCACGATCAGGCCAGTATCTTTCTGGATTTACACCGTAATAGTCATCAAAATCCGGAAAATAATCAATTTCGCGGTCAAGACCATTAATGATAGCCAAATCTTTGAATGGTCGCATGATATAAGAAACTTCATAAGCAAAGTTTCTAAAGTCTTTTTCTTCAACTGGAACTACGATTTCAATACCAGTTTTATCATCTGGACCCATTTCTTTTACGAATGTAGGTTTAATCTGTGGACCATCACCATCCATGTAAGCTACATAACCACGAATTTCACCTTTATGATAAGAAGTAATACTAAACGTATCAGTATAACTAAACGGAGATTTAGAACCTAAACCAAATCCGCCAATAAAGTCATTAGATTCAGCTTTAGATGAACTGAAGTATGAATTATACAACCCAGGAGAATTATCATCACCTTGAATATCAAAATCACTCATACCCGGACCAAAATCTCGACAAACAAATCGTGGATCTAAACGTCCAGGAACTTGAATGATAAATTTTTCAGGATTTCCATTGAGAGCATGGGCATCAATCATGTTGGTAATCAATTCACGGACTACTGCGCGAATTTTGTTTGTATACAAATCAGATGACAGAATTTTAAATACTTTAGGAGATGCTGTGATGCTAAATGCTTTTGATTTAGAACCATTGCCAAGAATTGTTTCTTTTTCAGTGGTGATAATCATAATTTCCTCATTAATTCATATTACGCTTAATAACTTCAGCAACTTCTAGTAATTCATCTTTAGTTGCAGTGTCGGATTGAATTTTATCTCTAATATCTTTAAAGCGGTTTTTAAATTCTTCGGCTTCTCCCATATCGAAAAAGCGTTGAATTATTCTATATTCTCGATGAACTGCTTTATCAAAAAGCTCTAAATTTACTTTATATGATTTCATTTCAATATCCTCATTTGCCCAATTAATTATACCACATCCTTGTGGTAAAGTAAACTACTGGCTCATCCATTCTTTACGAAGGTCAGCATTATCTCCCATGAGCATTTCAAAAAGCTCTTTCCAATTCTCAGGAAGTTTAACAACATCATATACTGGATTTTGAATCATCTCACGATATTCAGATTTTTCCAAAGAGCCAAGTCCTTTAATATAACGGATGCTATGTTTAGGTAGAGCATCTTTGGCACTCTCATATTCAGCGACTGTATAAAACCATTCTTGTTTTTTACCAATCTGAGCGATGATTACAGGAGTTTTGACAAAGCGAATTCTTCCTTGCTCAAACAATTCTGGCCAATTACTAAAAAATCCGAGCAGAGAAGGATAAATGCTTCCTAGGCCATCATGGTCAGCATCAGTCATAATAGCGATATTATGATAATTCAAGTTTTCAGCTTTTTCACCGAGAACTAATCCAGTGATTGCGCAAATATCAAATAGTTCTTTGTTTTTAAGCATATCTGCATAAGACATACCCCAACTGTTGAGAACTTTACCACGTAATGGATAACCACCGTGAAGTTCTTTATCACGAACATCAATAAGATATCCGATAGCCGAATCACCCTCAGTCAAGAAAAGAGTAGTATCAGCATCTTTACCACAAAGATTCGCTTTAATATGTTTATGAACCTTAGCTTTAGAAGCCTTTTTAGCTGCTTTAGTTTCTGCTGCTTTTTCTGCCGCTAATTTACGAGCCAAAGCAGCTTCAATAATCGGCATTAGAATTGCTTCATTATTTAGAATAGCACGTGAAATCTTTTTAGCATCAAGCTGAATATGACTACGGATTTCACCAAATGGAGAAGTCAAACGCTCTTTAGTTTGAGAATCAAATCGCATGTTTTTCATATCACGAACAAACATAACGATTGTCAAACATTCTTTAACGCGTGCTTTAGTCACATCAATTTTGAACTTACGTTTGATTTGTGGAATAAGGTCTTCACAAATATCATCCATAACGCAGTCAATATGATGGCCACCATTCTTAGTATGAATGTTATTGACGTATGTTAATTGACGAAAACCATCCGGTGAACGACCAACCGCAATAGAGCAATTTTCTTGTTCTTGAACAATAGCATGCTCATCATATTGGCGTGCATATTTCTTAAAATTGCCCTGAACCTTTTTACCATTAAAGGTAAATTGAATATCAGGATAAACTACTGCAAGTGTCTGGAGACGATCTAGTGTAATGTCAAGATAAACTTGGGACAGCTCATTAGTTTCAAATGACATAAAATCAGGAATGAAAGTAACACGAGTTCCTTTCCATTTTCCAGGAATAGTTTCCCATGATTTATTTTCCATGCCATTTGAACAACGAACTACAATATTATTTTGACCATCACCAGTTTCACCGACAAACATCACAGAAAAAATGTTTGTCAAACTAGAACCAACACCATTCATACCGCCAGTGACGCGTTCTTTATCATCACCAAAGTTACCACCTGCTTTTGGAATAGTCCATGCAGCAACAGGACCAGGAATTTCTTCACCGGTAGGTGTTTTAACCATCGCTTGTGGAATACCGCGACCGTTATCTTCAACTGTTACTTGATTGTTTTTAATAGTAACATTAATTTTATTTGCGAATTTAAACTTAGTACGAATACCTTCATCTACTGAGTTATCGATAATTTCATCAATAAGCTTAACAAGACCAGGTACATACTGAACACTTTCCCATTTACCAAACAGAAAGCGCTCATGCATTTCATTAGCAGAAGAGCCAATATACATGCCACTACGCTTTTTGATATGTTCAATATCGCTCAGAATTTTAATTTCATTCTTAATCATCACTTATCCTCGTTTGGTTTCGGGAATATTATACTCCGGTAATCATAAAGCTAAAGGCCCGAAGGCCTTTTATTTAAAACGGATAGTCGAATCCTTGAAGAATAGACCAGAACACACGGTTCCTTCTACTTTCTGCCCAGTAGGTCCAATAGCACGAAATCCAGTATGTTGGAAATCATTTTCAGAGCAACCGAACCAGTTGTATCCAGTGATTTCAATATTAGTAAAACCGCTTGATGACAAAATTTTGGTTGCATTATCAGTATCAGTACATCCTGCTAAAGACACTGCTAATACTAATGCTGCGATAGAACGATTAATATATTTCATAATTTCACTCAAATTTAATGGCTTGAAGGAGACTAATAATTCTCAAGCGACTTCTTTCATCTTTAACCGTAAATGAAAGAGGGTCACCAGATTTCATAGTGATAGTGCATTCAAAATCAAAACCTTCGGGGACTTCTTCGAATAGGTCAAATTCTTCATCATATATTAGAACATTACTCTGAAAACTGTGAAGAATTTTTCCATCATTTCCAGATGCTGTACTAATCATTGTAACATTATGACCTTTCATATCTTCAACGATAAATTCACTAGTCAATATTACAGCATTAATAGAACTATTCCTATTACTAGCAGAAAGTAGATATTTCTGTTCTTCACCTTCACGAATGCGATATTTCTTACCGATTTTAAACATAATTACCCTTTAAGTAAGTCGTAAAATCCACCATTCACATGCTTAGGAGCAGAAGGCCGACGAGTAGACAGACGATGACATTTAGGGCAAACATCATTTTCTCGTTCAGAAATCTTTTTAATTTTTTCATATTCATGCCCGCAATCTTCGGATTGGCATTTATAATCATACATTGGCATAATTATTCCTTAAAGTGTGCTTTCAACATCTGATACAAGGACCATGCTTGTTCATTATTTTCAATAGTAACTTTCATGATCGGGAATTCTGTGAAATCTTCTATTTGTTCTTGCTCTTCCTGCTCTTGTTCTTCAGCTGCCTGATATGGATTTTCCACTTCATTAAAGAACTCAGCTTCGCTCGTTGAAAGCCAAATAAAATCTTCATCCAAAATATCTTTACCGGAGGATAACGCCAATCTTCCAGTAGATGTCACAATTTTAGTAGGACGACCAAGATGGTCAATATCTATAACTTTAAAAGGTTCCATACCTAAACGCCGCGCATAGATTCCGTTATCAGTATGGTCTTTAATAAAATTTTCTTGAGCTTGTTTATTTTTAAATTGATACCATTTATTAACTTCAAATTTAATAGCCATTAATAAATTTCCTTCCAGTAAGTTGTACCATCTTCAGTGATTTCACGAAATACACCGTAAATTGGTTGTTTATCCCCAACCTTTTCATACACATAAACCGAAGTCAAGTGAGTAAACTTAGCAGTGTGTTCCTTTTGAACTACTACCAAATCTGGATCGAATAACACATCTTCAAATTCGTCATTAGTGCAGTTCTGAACAATTTTACGTTTCATTACAATTTCCTCGTTAATTGAACATTGGAGCGATGCGTTTCAGAAGAGTAGCAGCACCTTTAGCAAATTTTCCATTTTATTCTCCAAATTATTTTCTATATCAGTAGTTGATATTGATATAGTACCATAATCAACTACTGATGTATATAGTTTTATGAAAAAATTTTAAACTTTATGCATAGCGAGCTTTGCTATAGTGTTTAATCCAACTTTCAGGAATGACTTTGTATGTTCCTAAAAATACCGCGTTGTATAACTTAACGCCATCTTCTACCCATTGATCAGTAATGTATGCACACATAGCGCGAGTACGCCGAGGAAGTGGTTGTCCACCTTCGGTAAATTCAAACTCATAAGGAGCAATGAACTTGATAGCTTGACCAAGTTTCCACTTAAAGTCTACACCTACATGCGAAGTATCAATCGTTTCAATTCCTTTAGCAGGAACAGCTTTCAAAAACGCAGGCTCAAGAAATTTCCATCGAACATAACCAAACTGGGGCTTAGACATTCCATCTTTAGCAATGATACGTACTTTTACTTCAGAATCTTCATCTTTAACACCGTGTTTAAGCTGAATGCTTACAACTTCGACCAATTTTCCTGCTGCTTTAGAACGGGATTTATCAGATACACGAGCAATTTCGCCGATATTAATATTCATAATTATCTCTCACTTGTTAAAAAGATTTTATACTCCACAGGACCATTATACTCTGGTCCCAAGAGTTTGTAAACTAGCTTACACGAACATTAATCACTGCGCTACGAGGAACTACAGAGTATTCTCCAGCATGAACTACGTTCAGAAGTTCAACGCCATCTTCAATCCACTGGTCAGTTACCCAACCACCGACCGGATTCGCGAATGGACGACGAATGTAAACTGCCTTACACAACAAATCAGTCGGGTCTTCAATTTTTTCAACTGGTGCCACATACATAGAAACTAAATCCATATCAATATGGGATTTTTCCTGTTCTTCTTTTTTCAATTTCTGTCAATAGACTAAAATCTTTTTCATAAATAATAAGCGATGACACCATTCCATAATAGTTTCTAATTTCAATATACATCATGCCGATAAGAATTCCGCTATTAACACTAATAACAGTAAAAGGATATCCGCCAGTTAAAGCAAGAAGTTCACAAAACTTATTATGAGCTGTATTAGACAGTACCGGAAAATTCTTAATTTCATCAAATTTTTTCAATTGATAAACAGCATTATTTTTAATCATAATTTTCTCTTTAATCTAAGGTAATAAAGCCTTTTAGTTCGGCATGAGATTTGCGGAACATTACTTGATGCCCGCCAACGATAACTTGGTCATCTGGTACTTCGTATACAGCAAGATAAAATCCTTTCGAAGATAATTCTTCACGCTCTTCTCGTGTGAACCATCTCATCATATCATATTCGCTAGCAAAAGCAAAATGATAAAGAGCTATAAACCATCCGGGAATATGATATTCTACTCCAACATAATCTTTCTTGAACTTAGTATTAATTACGATATTAGCATTTTTAACTAATAGTTTATCTTCGTGTGGTAAAGGAATTCTTTTATTATTATCGCTATGATGCATAAAATTAGGTCTGTCATAACCTACGTGTAATAGCCACTCTTCGCTCCATGAATCTATTATACTCCTGTACGGCGTTATTTGAACACAAAGATTTCGACGTATTGTTATAGCATCTTCATAATCAAGAATACTAAACGATGATTCAACACGATAAATTTTCATTTTATTATCCTCAGTAGCTATGGTGTTATAATACCACAACTAACCGAGGAAGTAAACAACTTTTTATCGTTTTGTTGGAAGAGATAGAGGATCGCAATCTTCCTCTGATGGAGCATCTTCAAGACCCATAGCATATCGCAAAGCGTACTTCATCATCAGGATGTCTTTCGCACAGTCATGAATAGAATCATGCGCAACGAATCCATCTAAAGCTCCTTTTGGAAGAGGACACGTGGTCATATCACGAACAAGCAGAAGTGCTTCAATTCTGGTACGAATATCACGCTGATTCCAGAATTTACATGGTTCTAACTTAAATGTGTCAAGTTCATTCTCAGAAACACCATTAAGACGTTGAATATCACGAATGAGATCGACTAAAATTGGAAAATCAAACGACATTCCACGGCACCAGCCTTGAGATTTCCAAGGATCGATATTATGTGCATTGATGTAATCATTAAATTTCGCAATACCGTCGATAGTGCTTACATCTTCATCGGACGGTGCAATATTTTTTCGAGCTTCAGGAGACTGATTTTTCCACCATTCGATAGTGCTTTTAGTAAAAAGACGATGTCCTTTTTGGCTTTTTAAATCAAATTTGATTTTAATGCCACGTGAAACTAATTCATCAAATGTTTCAACGACTTCTGGATTAGGGTCAAAAGCAATTACAGCTAAATCAATAACAGCTGCCTTTTCGCCGCTTCCCATTGTTTCAAAATCTATAATAAAATCAAACATTAAATTTTCCTTGCTAAATCGCGAATTTGACCTACAGTATAGTCTTGAATATAAACTTTATTAATAGGCTCATCAATAAATTTTGCCATAGATTCAATGTCTTTTTGTATCTCTTCAAGACTGTATACTATCTTTGAAGCTTTTTCGCGAATAGTAATATTTTCAGGACCCGGATTTTCTTCAATGACAGCTTTAACATTTGTCATAAGAGATTTAAACTGGTACCAACTCAATTCAATCATTAATAATCGCCTTATAAAGATGGCTAATTTCACCTAAAATGTAATCACTGATTGTAACAGTTTTCACTTCACCGCAAAAGAATTCTAACGCAATCAAATCTCGTTCAATTTCTTCCAATTGAAGCCTCAACTTACTAGATTCTATTTTTACAGTTTCACGATTTTTGCTATAAGCAATTTCATAAATTTCGCTTACTTTATCTTGAAGAAGATAAAACTGATCTTTAGTTATTTCCACGAATAGCTTCCTCAAATTTAATCATACATAAAACACATCATAACGACCACGGGTAACACCAACATAAAGAAGTTGTTGAGCCAATTCAGCATCTGCATAATGAATACAAGGCGTATAAATGAAAGCACGGTCTACAGACATACCTTGAGCTTTATGGAATGTTGATGCGGGAAGTGCTTTCACTTTACTAAACTGTGATTTAGCATCCCAAAAATCACTCCACGGAGCTTTTCCACCTTTATTCCAATTTTTATAAGTTTCTGCCGTTTTACCTAAAAATAGGTTAAACTTATATAACTCTTCATCAGATGAAATTATTTTAATCTTTTCACGATAATATTCATCATCGCCGTAAGTTTCTACTGTTAAATCCCAATGACGAATTAAGTATTCTCCAGGAACACCACGAGCTTTAACAAACGTCGATGTATACTCTGCTTCTATAATACGAACTAATTGTCCATTATTAAAAATAATTTCTGACACAGGCTTTCCATCAATTTTATATGTTTTAATTAATGGTTCCTGCATTACAATAATTTCACCGACAATAAAATCTTTATCAGTTTCAAAAATCTTTTTACGAATAATGCTATTTAACTTGTCAACAGATTTATTCGTAAATGCCATTACGCGATTTTCAAACAAATCATCTAATGATTTTACGATTGAAAAATAATTTACCATAAAATCGCGTAAAGCGGTATCACCAGTAAATCCACGTACTCCATGCCCGTCAACAACTTTATCATAAATCCACTTACCGTTGCGAACATCAGTAGCTACATCAATAATAGGAGCATTACTGCGTTTAACTTCAGTGAGTTCACACTGATAAAAATCTTTATGTGTAAAGAATGGACTGATATAAGCAGTGTTTTCTCCTGGGTCAACAGGTCTGATTTGCTTATTATCACCTATTCCAATTATGGTACACCATGGCGGGATAGTTGAAAGCAGAATTTTAAATAGCTTTCTATCATACATTGACACTTCGTCGCAGATTAATACTCTGCATTTAGCTAAATCCGGTACTTCTTTTTGTTCAAAAAGAACGTTTTCTTCATATGTTACTGGGTTAATTTTAAGAATACTGTGAATAGTACTCGCTTCTTTCCCTGATAGTTTTGAAAGAATCTTTTTAGCTGCATGTGTAGGAGCTGCTAAAATAATACCAGTTTCACCCGTAGATATTAAAGCTTCAATGATGAACTTAGTAATAGTAGTCTTACCGGTACCGGCAGGTCCATTAATAGTTACATGATGTTTCTTTTCTTTAATAGCCTTCATAACAATGTTAAAGGCATTTTTCTGGCCTTCGGTCAAATCATCAAATGTCATCGTAAATTCCCTGCAATTGGTATACTAACAATACGCCCAGTATCTAAAATTCGCTGATATAATCTTTGTGTGTCTACGTCAGGCTTAACATGTTTAACTTCTATTTTATTAAACCAAAATTTACGTGGAGTCTCAACTAATCTTGGAATTCCCTTACCTAAAGCTAGTCGATACTGCTCTTTAAGAGTAGTAAATACTTTATCAGCAATCTCCCTTTCAAAAAATACAGCAGGGCGATGTTCATCAAGCGGAACTGGCGCCGTAAATCCATCTTTATCTCTATAAACTATCGCATATACATAAAACATATTATCCTCGGATAAGTTTAAAAATTGAACAATTTAGCGGGTATCCTCTTTTCAGTTTAAGTTTATCAATAAAAGACAAGTTTTGATACCGCTCTACACCTTGAATAATTTTATCACACATATCATATTGCATTTCTGCTTCTGACAACTTTTTCACAGTTTTCCAATCCGAGCCTTTAAGAAGAACGTTCAATTTAACAACTTCAGTTCCTTCTGCTATACGAGAACCATCAATACGAGCTTTAAGTGCTATAATCCTCAGCTTAATGTCAGATGTCTGTTTTGATTTAGAAAGCTGAGAAATGTGTTCAATTCGGTTTTCACGTTTTTTCTGTATAGCTTTAATTTGATTATAAGTCTTTTTGATTTTAGCCCATTTCTTTTCATCTAAATTTAGTTTATGAACTTTTTTCGCAGATGAACGACCAATTCGCAAAGCAAATAAATCACGCTTTTCAATCAACTCCTCTAAAGTATAATCAGAACGAAATGTATTATACTTTTTCTTTACTGCAATAACATTCCCTTTAATGTATCCAACGTTATTATCAAAACGTTCTAATGATAATTTCTCTCCTTCAATACGATTATCAAAAGGTTCTCCTGAGTAAGCGCAAACTTTCTGATCTAAAATGTTCTTAATGTAATTGAAGTCTAAGTTAAAATCTTTAGAACGTCTTTTTGCAGATGCCTGAGTATGCTCTAGACGACGTTTAATTTTACGAATTTGGTTATTAGACAGCTTCATATTTTTCTCACATCTTACGGACGGTTAACTACTTATACTATAACATTTTTACCTTAACTTGTAAACAACTTTATGTAAAAATGCTTTAAAACTTTCATGGTATAATGAATCTAAGTCCTTCCATTATAGATTAAATCCTTCAAAATCAAGAGTATAGATAGTATATGTTGAATACTTTTTATACTCGTATCTATCCGCAATTCTAAATACACTTCCAGCTGGTATCATTACTTCTTGTTCATCTGAAACTAATTCCATATTACGATAGCGATGGCTATCCGGAAACTTAAAACTCGGACTATATTCTTTACAACGTAAAGCTTTTATAGCATACTCCTGGAAATTAAACACCATAGGAGCTTTGAATTCAAAAATAACTTGTGTGTTGTATTCTAATCCAGAAGCAAAATGTAGAGCTATATTTTTATCATATGAAGCTGATACTACTTTATCAAATGTAATAATATCAATTCCTTGATTTAACACCTGTTTAGTCTCAACTGGAACACCTCTCCAAAGAGGTTTATCGTTTGGAACCAAACGAGATTTGACTATTTCATTTAACCAAGAATGATCGTCTGGTTTATTAGTAATACAATGAATTAAAAGTTCAATTTCAGATAAATTAAATCCTTCGGAAAGTAATTCTTCACGAATAGAAGCACGCACAGATGCATCCATTGATTTGATTTTAAAATCTTTTAATTGCATTGCTGAATATTTCATTCAACTACCTCAATATCATACACTTTAAATGTTCCAAATGAATCGTGTAATTTTTCTTTTGAAATAGAAGTTATTTTATACTTTCCAATTGGAATCATCCATTCTTGTTCACGTACAATCATCATTAAGTTATCAGTACGTTCTGAATCTAATCCATCAGTATCTTCATATGTATACTTAAATTCAGTATTAGGAGAAGAAAGTATAATATCGCTGATATGGTCAGAATAATTAAAAGCTTTATCAGTTTTTAAGCGAAATATTATTTCAGTGAAATACTCAACATAAGAAAAACCACATGCTGTGTGCAAACTAGTAGTAAATGAATCTACTCTGTTCGTTGAAAACACTTCTCCAACTTGTAAATCTTTAATGAGTTCTTTTGTCGATTTTGATATACCACGATATAGCTGATAAGGCGATTTAGTTAAATGCTTTTTAACGATTTTATTCAACTGCCGATGAAGAGCTTCATTCTTTTTGGCTTCCATACACTGCCAAAGAACTGACTGTTCAAAGTCAGTAAATTTTTCACAGACCTTTTTGTACATATCATATTGAAAATCGACACTTTCAGCTTTTATAGATAACTGTTCAACATCTGCGAGATTAATAATCATGATAGCCTCCATATACTTCAGAAGCTATCATATCATTGTTAGGAAGGAAAGTAAACAACTTTTTGAATTATTTTGCCCAGGGAGCCCAAGGCGGAGGGTCAAGATGGTATGAAGCTAGTTCTTCTAGAAGA